CTGTTTCCAGGCGATGTCGCCTACGTTTGGCACGGTGCGCTGCACGCAGCGACCGTGGCCGAAAGCCTTGAGGCAGCGGGCTTCAACATCCGGTCGCAGATCATCTGGGCCAAGGAGCGGCTGGTGCTCAGCCGGGGCGATTATCACTGGCAGCATGAGCCGGCCTGGTACGCTGTGAAAAAGAGCGGCAAAGGCCATTGGGCGGGTGATCGCAAGCAAACGACGCTGTGGCACATCCCAAGCAAGGATCAGGATGCCAAGACGGTACACGGGACGCAGAAGCCCGTCGAATGCATGCGCCGCCCGATCCTGAACAACTCCAGCCCGGGCCAGGCAGTCTATGAGCCCTTCATGGGGTCCGGCACCACCTTGATCGCGGCCGAGACCACGGGGCGGGTCTGCTACGGGATCGAGTTGAACCCGGCTTACGTCGATGTGGCAGTCGAGCGGTGGCAGGCGTTCACTGGCCAATCTGCAGTGCTTGAAGGTGCTGAGACGTCTTTTGCCGAACTGAATGTTGAGCGCAGACGCCCGAGTGATGCGGCATGAGCCAGTCGCGTAAGGTATCGCTGGTGGAAGCGGCGACCAATGTTGCCGTAGGCTATGGGTTGGCAATCGTCACCCAGATCATCGTCTTCCCGTGGTTCGGCATAGAGGCTGCGCTAGAGGATCATCTCGCTATCGGTCTGGCATTTGTGATCGTATCTTTGACCCGCGCATATGCGCTGCGTCGCCTGTTTGATCGAATTGCAGTGGGTGGCCTTTCGCGGCATGATCCAAGGGATGACAGCGCCCGATAAGCCAGAGAGCAACGCGATTCCTGCCAGCCCGGCGGGTGGCACTGGTGCGCAGCGCCGGCTTTTGCCGCAGGATCTGGGCCGCGCCTTGCAATATGCGTCAGATGAGGAATTGAAAGAACTGCGGTTGGCCGTCCAGCAGGAAATGAAACGCCGAAATTTGCCACTTGATCCTAGTCATGAGGCTGCGGTTAAAAACAAACCGTCCAAAGCGGATAATTCAGGCCATGATTTGACAGGTTCCCAGATCAGCCTTGTGCGGGCATCGATCCAAGCAGGGGTCAAGCCCGCTGTCCTCGCACGACAATTCGGCATCAGCTTGGCAGCCATCCGCGCAGTCTTGGCGCAGCGGTGACGTGAGCTCGTGATAAACATGGTTGCTGTTGTGCGGATTGGCCCGCTGTTGTTGGTCTGACAAAATGTCAGATACCATCGGCACCTGTGATTGACCAAAAACAACCCTGGTGGTTTATGCGCCGCATCACCATTGGGGGAAGATGATGACAAAACCTGCGCAGGATATCCGTGATCGACTGGCCAAATTGGAAGCTTTGTTTGCCCGCGGGGCGACAGAGGGAGAACGGGCTGCGGCGGGGGCTGCGCTGGAACGGATGCAAGCCCGTCTGGATCTTGGCGGCGGCGGCACGTCTAAAGCGGAGCCTGAGATTGAGATGCAATACTCGCTCCCCGACGTTTGGGCGGTCAAACTGTTCGTAGCCCTTTGTCGAAAGCATGGGGTCAAACCCTACCGCTATCCCCGACAGCGGCGAACGACAGTCATGGTGCGGGTGCGCAAAGCGGAATTTGAGCACACGATTGCCGCCGAGTTCCAGAGCTTGCACCGTGAGTTGACCGGATATTTCAGCGAAATGGTGGAGCACCTTATCGCGAACGTCATGCAATCAGATGGTGACGATGAGACATTGGAGCAGCGCCAAATCGCACAATAGGCCCTGCCAGTGTGCGTTATCAGGGGGCGGTTATTTTGTAAGCTCTACCGCGCCCATCAATCTTTTTAGATGTTATGGTTAGCCCGAGCTTCTTTTTGAGCACGCCCGAGAGGACGCCGCGCGATGTATGCGGTTGCCAACCAAGTGTGGTGGCGATCTCGGCAATCGTTGCGCCGCCTTCGGCTTGCAGCATCGCAATCAAGACAGCCTGTTTGCTGCCGTGGTGCTGGTGGTCAGGTCTCCCATCGTGATGTTGAGCGGTTGCTTGGGCCTTGGGGGCTTTGGTGATGCCCAGCACAACTTGCGCCGTCGTCGTTGCGCGCAGGGTAACCGGCCCGCGCTGTTCGTCGTGCCGATAAACAGTGTTGTGGTCGGTGGCGACAACTTCTTCGATCAGCCCGTGCTTGAGCAGACTCTTGCAAACATTGCCAACGGCACCCCCTTTGAGTTTGGCGGTGACGGGAAAAACCAGCCCGTCCTCGCGGTCGCATGCGGTTGACAGGATAGCGGTTTGGGCTGGGGACAGCTGAACATGGAACATTGGTATCTCCGGTTTGGCTCTGCGCGTTTTGCGGGGGCTTCTACCGGTAAAAGCCCACCGTAAGGGCGGGCAGTGTTGTGATGATCGCGACCTGTCAGTCGGTCTTGGCCATCGCGGCCGCGAGGTTGAAATGCTCAACCCAACCAGCGTCCTGCCAGAGATAGAGATGGCTGAGTTCGCAGGTTGGCTGTGGCAGAATGCGCGGCGCGCGCGGTGGCTCAAAACAGTCAAGCTTGTCTGCGCGGACCTGCCGGATCTCGTGGGCGGCAAGAATGTCTTCGGGAGTCCAAAGGGCCAGCGCAGCCAGCATGTGGCTGGGGTAGCCATCAAAGTGAACATAAACATGGGCCCATTCCTTGGGCCCCGTTTGGATGGCGATCTGTGCGCGGGTGCTCATAATCTGTCCTCCGTCAAATCAGCTTAAGGTCAGCCAGCACGGCGCTGGCGGCAGCAAGCTGGACAGTCGGCAATTCAATTTTTAGATGCGAGATCACGTCGGAGGCTTGGGCGCTGATGCCGTCCTCGCGTAGTGCAGCCTCAATGGCGGCGGCCACGGCGTCAGGGCGGGAGCGATCAAACTGGTCGGGCAATGCGGCGTGCTCGATGCGGATGGTGGTGATGGCAGTCATCGTATGGCCTTTCAGTTTTGCTGTTCAATCAGGGCAAGGATGGCGCAGGCCATCCCGCCAAGGTATTCGCTGCGGCGAAACACGATGTCGTCGATCTCGTTCGCGGTGGTGATGCTGGCATCGACCGCAAGGTCGGCGGCCATGTGGGGCAGCAAGCGTGTGGCCTCGGCGTTGTAGCGTTCTGCGATGGTCATGTGCGGGCCCTCTGGCTGCGTCGGTTGATGTAATCAGCTTCGCTCTAATCAGGCGTTCTATCCAGTCTAATCGCAGCAATTACATGGCTTTAATCGGGGCGTTAGGATCACTTCATGTCAGCGGCAACCCAACCCATCGGCGTGATTGCGAAGCTGCTTGATCTGTCAGAACGGCGGGTCCAACAGCTGAGCCGGGAGGGGGTGATCCCCAAGGCGGAGCGTGGCCAGTATGATCTGATCGGGTCGGTGCGCGGCTATGTGCGCTACCTGCGCGATCAGGCGTTAAAAGCGCAGGCCGGTGCGCCCGACTATATGGCAGAGCGTGCACGGTTTATCCGAGCGCGCGCTGATCTGTCCGAAATGGAAGCAGAGGAAAAGCGCAGGTCGCTGATCGCAGCCGACCAGATCGAGGCTGCTTGGATTGCCGTGCTCGCACTTCTAAGAACCCGCCTGTTGTCGCTGCCGGACCGGCTGGCCCCGCAGGCATTTGACCAACCAACCGTCGGAGACACCCGGAACCTGATCCGTGCCGCCATCCGCGAGGTGCTAGATGATCTCGCGCAACCAGACGTCCAACTCGAAGCTGATCTTGAGCTTGCGGGGATCCCCGATCCTGAAGCGGACGGTGGCAAGGGCACTGGCGGTGCTGCGACCACCGCCGGACCTGACGATCAGTGACTGGGCGGATCAGAACCGGCGGCTGAGTTCTGAAGCCAGCGCCGAACCCGGCCAGTGGCGTACGAGCCGTGCGGAATACCAACGCGGGATCATGGATGCGATCTCTGACCCGGCGGCGGAAACCGTTGTGATCATGTCCAGCAGCCAAATTGGCAAATCGGAGTCGCTTTTGAACATGGTTGGTTTTCATATCGACCACGATCCGGCGCCGATCATGGTGGTGATGCCGACCGAGCGGGATGCGGAAACCTGGTCGAAGGACCGGTTTTCGCCGATGGCGCGGGACACCCCGTGTTTGCAGAACAAGATCGCCAATCCCAAATCGCGCGATGGCAACAACAAGATATTGCACAAGCGCTTTCCTGGCGGCCATCTGACCATCGTAGGCGCCAACGCGCCCTCAGGCCTGGCCAGCCGCCCGATCCGGCTCCTGCTGTGCGACGAGGTGGACCGCTATCCGTTCAGCGCGGGTGCGGAGGGTGATCCAGTCAATTTGGCGCGCAAACGGACAGTGACATTCTGGAACCGCAAGATCGTGCTGGTCTCGACGCCGACGAACAAGGGCGCGAGCCGGATTGAGACAGCGTTTGAGGAAAGTGACCAGCGCCGGTTCTGGGTGCCGTGCCCGGCATGTGGGGTGGAGCAGATCCTGACCTGGCCGCAGGTACGTTGGGACAAGGGTGAAGACGGCAGCCACAAGCCGGACACCGCGCGGTATCATTGCGTGGAATGTGATGCAGCTTGGCGCGACGAGACCCGCTGGGCGTCAGTTTCAAAAGGGCACTGGGTAGCAGAGGAACCCTTCGCGGGTACGGCCGGGTTCCACCTCAACGAGATTTATTCACCATGGGTCCGGTTGGCGGCGATGGTCAAAACCTTCCTGTCAGCGCGCGCTGGTGGGGATGACATGATGAAGACCTTCATCAACACCTCGCTGGGCGAGACATGGATGGAAAGCGGTGAGGCACCCGACTGGCAGCGCTTGCAGGGGCAGAAGGAAGAGTGGACACCCGGCACTGTGCCCGCGGGTGGATTGTTCCTGACCGCCGGTGCGGATGTGCAGAAAGACCGGATCGAGGTTGATGTCTGGGCCTGGGGGCGCGGCCTGCAAAGCTGGCTTATTGATCATGTGGTGATCGAGGGTGGCCCTGGCGATCCGGCATGCTGGCAGAAACTCTCTGAGCTTCTGGGACGAACATGGGCCCATCCCAGCGGCCAGCACCTCGCAATCGCGAAGCTGGCCATAGACACCGGCTATGAGACCAGCGCTGTCTATGCCTGGGCACGGCAGGTCGGCTTTGGCCAGGTCGCACCGGTCAAGGGTCTTGAGGGGTTCAATCGCGCCAGCCCGGTGACAGGGCCGACCTTTGTCGACGCAACGATCGGCGGCAAGCGTCTGCGGCGCGGTGCGCGTTTGTGGTCTGTGGCAACCTCAACGTTCAAGGCCGAAACCTATCGCTTCCTGCGGCAGGACCGTCCGACGCCGGAGGAAATCACCGGCGGTGCTTCGTTCCCCGCGGGAACGGTGCATCTGCCCAGCTGGGCAGACAGCGAATGGCTCAAGCAGCTGACTGCGGAACAGCTGGTCACGGTCAAGAACAAGCGCGGATTTTCAAAACTCGAATGGCAAAAGCTGCGCGAGCGCAACGAGGCGTTGGATTGCCGGGTTTATGCGCGGGCTGCCGCGTGGATCGCAGGA